CCCGATTGACCTCGAGCTGGCCGACACGATCAACAAGGCCCTGGAGGACTTCAACGCCGGCCGGATCACCCAGCAGCAGTACGGTTCGGTCCTGGCCCGGGCGGACAAGAAACATCGCGCCGGCCGGATCAACTGGTCCAACATCCCGGCGGCGGACGTCGCTCGGCTTTTCGACAGCGTGATGGCCGCAACCAAGCCCGTCGGCGGCGCCGGCCCCGCCGGAGATCTCCCCGAGATCCCCGACATGCTCAAGGAGCTGTGGGCGCTCCTGAAGCCTGACGAGACCCGCGAGCTCTTCTCGGTCTGCTGCCTCGGCCGCTGGCCGGAATGGATCATCCAGCGGATCCAGCACGGCGGCCTGGAGCCGAACGTCTATCGCCGGCGCCGGAAGCTGTTGGAGGCCGGCCTGGACAAGGTCGCCGAGTACAGCCAGGCGCGCACCAAGCGCCCCGCCATCACGATCCCGCAGCCAGCGCGCGGGGAGGGGATCTCACCGGCCCCGGTCACTGCGGCCCGCGTCGTCGATCGGACCGTCTACGTCGACCCAGAAGGCGCCAAGGTGCTCGAGGTGGAGCGGGTTCGGCGGGTGGCGGGCACGCGCAATTGAGCCCGGCGCTGGGCCGGGCTGGATAGAGGTCAGGCATGGCCGGGCTGCTGACGGAAGTCCCGCGCGCTGCGCGAAGAGGTAGCTGACCTACGTCAGAATATACGCAGTCAGGCGCGAGCCGCCGCCCGCGCGCTTGAGCCGGTCTCTATGGTCGTGATGGCTGGTGAGCAGATCTCGGCCTACGTGCCGGTCGGCTCGCTGCCTCGCGAGGCGTAGGCCCTGTAATGTGTTGCCGCTTCCGCTATCCACTGGCGGAGGATGTCGTTCAAGATCCGATATCCCTCGGCAATCATGGCGTCGACCGTCTCCTCGGCTTGAGGGCCAACTTCGATCGGAATGGTCCCCATCACTGAGTTGTCGTCTCCCAGCAGCTCAAAGCGCAGGCGGGCGCCGCCCTTGATGACGTCGAAGCCAGCAAAGCGGATATGGCTATTGGTCAGGCCGGTCTCTGGCGTGTGGTCAAGTGGAGCGTACACTCCAAGCTCCTTGTTCTGGGTCATTCACCCCTCCAGGGGCAGCGAGGCTAGTCTGGAATCCAATCAGCGATACGGCACGACTGCGGAAGGCCGTACCCTTTCGGTGTCGTGGTCGATCTCAGCGCCATCGAGCATTGACCGGCTGCCGTCGCAAAACGGCTGTCCACGATCGGATCGTCATAGGGCGCGCATTTTAGCGCGGCCATCTGGCCCATCGCGATCTGGATTTGAAGGAGATGTGCCACCCGCTTCGTGCTTCGGACCTGGTCGCGCGGCGCGCTGTCGTCGCCCTCACCAAGCGCGGTTTCCAGCGCCATCAGCCGCTGCTCTTTGTCGATCTGTGATGAGAGCGCACTGCAAGCATCTGCCCCGCCTGACTGCTTTAGGATGATGGTCTTACCGGCGGACGACTGCGCCATCGCCGGCGTCCCAACCAGTGCGATCCCGACGCATGCAACAAGCATGATTTTCATAGGTCGCTCCTGCACCTTAGGCAGAGTTTCCATCTCGCGGCCACGGCGCGAAGGCGAAGACCCAGAACAACACAAGGTTCACGAGCGGGATCACAGCTAACAGGGCCAGCCACCCAGAAAAGCCAGTCCGCTGCAGAATCTTGGCGACCGGCACGATGTACGTCGCCAACGCCAAGAGAACGATGATCCAGTGGACCAGTGACATGGCACCCATGTCGGGCCTCCCCTTGAAAGCGCCACCATAACGAGAAGGTCGCTTCTAACGCAATCGTGGCTGCTATGCGCTAGACCCGGCGCTTGGCATGCGATGCCTATTGGGAAGACGAGCGAAGTGCGGGTAGGGCGCGGCGCCTGTAGTCGGTGATCCTCGACCCAAAGGTCGAAAACACCAGCTGTTCCGTATAGTTGAGGAAACTAAGCAATCGCTCTAAAAAGGCGAAACCCCGCGGGGACCTTGCGGCTGCCGCGGGGCTCTATCCGTCCGGTGTCGTTTGCAAGCAGTGACAACAACCGGCTCACCAGGAACGTATAGGCACAATGGCCGAGGCTGATCAAGAAAGTCTTATCGACCAGCTCCGCCCCACGATCTCATCCGACCGGCTAGGCACGTACCTTACCGCTGCCGGCTTCGATAACGATCGAGCCCTACGTCTGTACGTCTGGAATGCGAAAATTGGCGAAGCGTTCCACTTTTCAATCCAGGCAGTGGAGGTAGGCCTGCGCAACTGCATCAACGCAGCGCTTTGTGCCCAGTTCGGCGCAGATTGGTGGGATGCGGATGACTTCCTCGCGCTGATCGACCACGAGCGGAAAAAGGACCTCACTACGGCAAAGCAGCGAATCGCCAACCGAGGCGTCACGCTTTGTACCGCTCAGGTGGTGGCGAATCTGTCCTTTGGGTTTTGGGTTGGGATGCTGCAGCCTCGCTACAATCCAAACCTTTGGTCTCGCCAACTGCGCGTCGCGTTTTCCAAGCTTCCGGACGACAAGAATCGATATGATCTCGCGGCAAGCGCGAAGCAGGTGGCTGACCTTAGAAACCGCATCTGGCATCACGAGCCGGTGTTCCGGATGAGCCTTGCGGATGAATTCAGGCAGGTGATGATCGTGCTGGGCTGGATCTGTCCGATCAAAGCAAAATGGGTACGAGAAAACAGCGCCGTGATGGCGCTGCTTCGCCAGCGCCCCTGATGGAGATGGCGTCGGCGCCGCGTGACGCCAAGCTTGACACAAGCGTCGAACAGACGGAGAACTTCCGTAAGTTCACAAGGCGGTTCTGCGCCGAGACCGCGACGCGGGATTGAACATGACCCTCAGCGAATGTCGTCGGATTATCCGCCTCAACGCCATTGAGCAGTGGGGTTATCGACGACTGATGCGGGCGACGGCCTATGCAGATGCCAGGCGCGCGGCGAAGGTGATCATGGCCGCGCATCACGGCTTCTACGACTGACCAGCCAAGCCCCGACCATACGGCCGGGGCTTTTTCGTGCCCGGTGCATCGGGTTAGGCTCAGCCTATGACCAGCTACATGCTCATAGGCGGTCCCAACCATTGCGAGGTCGTGGAGGTCGACAACGACGAGCCGGTCCTGCGGGAGGACGTCGCTGCCAGTTTCGACGCCCTTTCTTGGGGGCGACCACTTCGGCGCCGCGCCCCGGCCTGGGTTCGGTATGTGCCGTGGTCAATCGCCGACCAGCTCGGCGCGAAATACAGGAACTTCCATCTCATGGCTCCGGAAGGAGCCGACCCGGCGGTATCTTTGCTGCTCTTCCGGGAGATGATCGCGATGCATGAGCGCAGCGCACGGCCTGACCGCTCCCCCGAGGTCGTCGCGGGCATCCGCCAGATGCTTGCCGATCTCGAACCGCATTGCCGGCCGGACGTCAGTGACCGGCGGAGATAAGCTGATCCAGATGCGCGATCTGATGCCTCAGGTTCGCAATCCGCTCATCAGTGCTGTCGACGAGGTAGCCAGCAGCATTCGGAAGTTCGTAGCGGGAACTACCGCCCTCGAGCTTTTCAAGCTCGGCGAGCAGCTCCGATCGCTCCTCTCTGTAGGCCTTTAGCCTAGCGTCATCGCTTGGCACCGCTTCCCCCATCGTCATGATCCACACAGCCTGCCAGATGGAGGCCGCACGGGTAAGGCGAGATGAGACATCGACGCCCACCAGGACGCAGTCAACAGGCCCAAGCGTACCGCCACCTCTACAAGACCAAGGCCTGGCGTGAAGCCAGGGCCGCCCAGCTGGCCCGCGACCCGCTCTGCGAACCTTGCAAGGAGACGGGAAGGGTGACGCCGGCCACGGTGGTCAACCACCGGATCTCGCACAAGGGCGACTGGCAGCTGTTCATCGACCCGACCAACCATCAGTCGGCCTGCAAGCCCTGCCACGATGGCGCGATCCAGTCCTATGAGAGGACAGGATCGATGCGCGGACACGATGAGAGTGGCGCACCTCTAGATCCAAACCACCCCTGGAACCTCGCGTAGGCCGAGGGGAGGGGGTGGGTAAATCTCTGGGACCTTAGGCGAAAGGACCGCCGGGGTTCCAAAAAACTATCGCTATTCCAGTTTTGTCGCGCGCGCGGAGGTTCGATGTCCAACGGGGGCAGGAAGGCGCGCATCGACAGCACGGACGCTGCGGTCGCGGTGATGGTCAAGGCGGCGCGCACGATCAGGCCGCCGGCGCACGCGCCACTTGACGATGACGCCATGCCCTTCTGGGACGACATCATCGAGGCTCGCGCGAAGTCGGAGTGGACGGACCACGATCTGACCTATGCGGCGGACCTGGCGAACGCGATGGCGCAGTTGGTCGACAACCGCCGCCGCCTACGGGTCGAAGGCGAGGTGCTGACGAGCGACAAGGGCGCCAAGTCGGCCAACCCGCGCGTCGCCGTTGTTCATGGCCTGCACGCTCAGATCAAATCCGCGCGCCAGTCGCTGAACATTCATGGCCGGGCCGCCGGCGAGGCTCGCGATGTCGGCCGCCGGCGCGCCCAGGCGAAGGATATCGAGGACGCCAACCCGCTCGATGACGACCTTCTGGCGCGGCCGGCGACATTCCAGTGACCAAGGAGAGCAAGCCGCTCACCCGCGGCGAGAGCGTCATCGCGTTTATTGAACGCTACTGCCTCGTGCCGGAAGGCAAGCATGTCGGACAGCCGATGCGCCTGGAGGCATTCCAGAAGCGCTTCATCCTCGACGTCTACGACAACCCGGCCGGCACGAGGCAGGGGATCCTGTCGATCGCCCGGAAGAACGGGAAGTCGGGCCTGATCGCGGCGATCATGCTGGCGCACCTGGTCGGGCCAGTGGCCCGGCAAAACAGCCAGATCGTCAGCGGCGCCAGATCCCGCAGGCAAGCCGCGATCGTCTTCAATCTGGCGGTCAAAATGGTTCGCCTGTCGCCGCAGCTTTCAAAGCTCATACGGTACACGCCATCGGGCAAGACCATGACTGGCCTGGTGCCGAACACCACCTATGAGGCTCTCTCGGCGGAGGCGGGTACGGCGCACGGCCTCTCGCCCGTGCTCGCCATCATCGACGAGATGGGCCAGGTGAAAGGACCATACGACGCCTTCATCGAGGCGATCGAGACGGCGCAGGGCGCCTACGACGACGCGCTGGAGCTGGTCATCTCGACCCAGGCGCCGAGTGACGCCGACATGCTCTCGATCCGCATCGACGATGCGATCCGGTCCGGCGACCCGACGGTCGTTTGCCACCTCTACGCCGCCCCGAAGGACGCGGAACTGACGGATCGGGCGGCCTGGGAGGCGGCGAACCCGGCTTTGGGATCGTTCCGCTCCGAAGTCGAGATCGCAAACAAGGCGGCCGAGGCGGCGCGAATGCCGTCGGTCGAGAACAGCTTTCGGAACCTGTACCTGAACCAGCGGGTCAACCGCTTCACACCATTCATCAGCCCCGGCGTCTGGAAGTCGTGCGCTGGCGAAGTCGATGAAGCGGCGTTCTACGAAGGGCCGGTCTACGGTGGGCTCGACCTTTCGCTGACAACGGATCTCACGTCGCTGATCCTGATCGCCCGGCGCGACGACGCCTGGCACGTCAAAGCGGTCTTCTGGACGCCAAAGGCCACCCTGTTCGATCGGTCCAGAAGGGACCGCGCGCCCTATGACACGTGGGTGCGGGACGAGTTCATGATCGCCACGCCGGGCCCGGCGGTGGAGTACGGGCACGTCGCGAGCGACATCGCCCGGATCACCGCCGGAATGGATGTCCGGAGGATCGCCTTCGACCGGCATCGCATGGCGATGTTGCAGGCGGAGCTGGACCGGATCGGGGTCGTCTTGCCGTTCGAGCCGTTCGGGCAGGGCTTCGTGAGCATGGCTCCCGCGGTCGACCGGGCGGAGATCGAGTTCCTGCACGGCCGGATCCGCCATGGCGGCCACCCGGTCCTGACGATGTGCGTCGCGAACGCCGTCGTGCAGACCGATCCGGCGGGAAACCGAAAACTCGACAAGGCGAAGTCGACTGGCCGCATCGACGGCGCGGTGTCCCTCGTCATGGCGATCGGCACGGCCACGAGCCGCGAGACTGAGGCTGCAGCGAGTTCGCCCTTCGATGACCCGAACTTCGACCTGATGGGAGAGGCCGCGTGAAAACCTTCGACCTCGACCGCGGCTTCCAACCGGTCGTGCCTGGCGCTCCCGCCGAAGAGCGCGCGTCGATCGAGAACCCCACGGTTTCGGTCAGCGCCGCCAACTTCCTGCAGTTCTTCGGCGTCGACGTCGATGGTTCCGGCCTGCCGGTGTCGCTGGATCAGGCGATGTCGGTTCCGGCCTATGCCTGTGGCGTGACGTTCCTGTCGCGGTGCATGGCCAACCTGCCGCTGCACGCCTACCGGGCCCAGGGCGAAAACCAAACGCCGAGCCGTCTAGGCGGGGCGCTACAACGGATCCTGAACGAAGCGCCCAACAGCGAGTGGACCAGCTTCGGCGTGCGCCAGTACTTCTGGCAGAGCATCTTCACCGCCGGCCGTGGCCTGCTCTACATCGAGAAGACCGGCGCCACGCCGAGCGGCATGTGGCCGCTGAACCCGTTCGACACGACCGTTCAGCGGATCGCCGGACGCAAGGTCTATCAGTCCGAGGGCAAGTCCTACGCGGCGTCGGAGATCATCGACGTCCCATTCATGCTCAGGCCGAACGGGCTGGCGGTGTTCAGCCCGCTCGCGCTGCTGGGCGACACGCTGAGGCTGGCGATCAACATGCGCGCCTATGCCTCGGGTTTCTTCAAGGGCGGCGGCATCCCGCCTCTGGCCCTGGTGGGGCCCATGCCCAGCGGCGACGAGGCGATCAAGCGGGCCCAGGCCCAGATCGGCCGCGCCATCAAGGCGGCCAACGACAAGGGCGAGAGCGTGTTCCCGATCCCGGTCGGGCATGAACTGAAACCCGTAGGCTTCGACCCCGAGAAGGGGCAGATGGTCGAGGCGCACCGCTTTGTCATCGAGGAGATCGCGCGCGGGCTCAACCTGCCGCCGGTGTTCCTGCAGGACCTGACCCACGGGACCTATTCGAACACCGACCAGCAGGACCTGACGCTGTCGAAACACGTCGTCGCGCCCTGGTCCAAGGCGCTCGAGGACGAGATCAATCTCAAGTTCTTCGGCCCGGTCATCAACCGCCGCTATGTCGAACACAGCCTGGACGGCCTGCTGCGCGGGGACTTCAAGGCGCGGATCGAGGCCATGGCCCGCGCGGTGCAGAACGGCATCCTGATGCCGAACGAGGCCCGCGCGCTGGAGAACCGAGGCCCCGTCGACGGCGGCGATCGCGCCTACATCCAGGGCGCGACGGTGCCACTGGTCGACGCCGGCAAGGTCGCGCCGACGGGCAAGCCCAAACAAGACCCGGCCGCCGAGGCCGACCCTACCGATGGAGCTGGGAATGACGCTGGAAACCCGGGCGCTGACCCGGCCGCTTGAGGTGCGCGCCGCTGACAGCGGCAAGGTGACGATCGGCGGCTACGCCGCCCTGTTCGGCAGTCAGACGGTGATCGGCGATTCCTATCGCGAGGTGATCGCCCGCGGCGCGTTCGCCGAGGCCATCAAGGGCGACGTGCGCGCCCTGATCGACCATGACACCGGCCGGGTGATCGGCCGCACCACGGCAGGGACGCTGCGCCTGTCGGAAGACCTGACGGGTCTCGCCGTCGAGGTCGACCTGCCCGACACGACCGACGGCCGCGACCTGGCCGCCCTGATCGAGCGGGGCGACATCACCGGCATGTCGTTCGGCTTCAACGTCACCAAACAGACCTGGGACGAAACCGGCGACATGCCGACCCGCACGATCGAGGCGGTCAGCCTGCGCGAGGTCAGCGTCGTGGCATTCCCGGCCTATCCGGACACCTCGATCGCCCTGCGCTCGCTGGACGAGGCGCGCAAGGAGCGCCGAACCGACAACCACGCCCAGGCGTCGCGACGCCTGCGGATGAAGCTTTCCCTGGACCTCGCGTCCCGGAGGTAGGCGGCGCGCCTGGCGCTCGCCGAATGGCCGACCACGGCCCTCAACCCCGCTCATGGAGATGATGATGAGCACTCTGAAGGAACTGCAAGAGCGCCGGGAACAGCTGCTCACGGAAGCCCGCGAGCGTCTGGACCAGGTCACCAAGAACACCGACGAGGCCCGCGCGGCCGAGCTGGAGGCCTCGCACGACAAGGCCATGGCCGAGCTGGACAAGGTCGACGGCTATATCGAGCGCGAGGAAAAGCTGGCCGCAGCCGAGGCTCGCGCCGAGAAGACGCGCGCCGAACGCCGCCCGACCCTGGGTGACGGCGAAGCGCGCGGCGCTGGCGCCGGCGAGAACGGCGAGGAAATCACCTATCGCAGCGTCTTCGCCAAGGTCGTCTGCGGGGTCGCCCCGTCCGACCTGGAGCCGGAAGAGCGCGCCATCCTGAAGCGCGGCGTCACCGACGTGAAGGGCACCGGCCTCGAAAAGCGGATGCAGACGGCGGGCACGACCACGGCCGGCGGCTACACCGTCCCGACCGAACTGCTGTCCATCATCCTGAAGACGATGGCCGCCTGGGGTCCGATGTACGACGAAGACATCTGCACGACCCTGACGACCACCAGCGGCAACGCCCTGAAGCTGCCGACCGTCGACGACACCAGCGTCACCGCCGTGGCCCATACCGAGGGTACCGCCCTGACCGACGACGGCGGCTCGGACGTCACCTTCGGCCAAAAGTCGCTGGACGCGTTCGCCTTCGACACCGAGTTCGTGAAGTTCAGCTGGGAGCTGGGACAGGACTCGATCTTCGCCATGGAAACCCTGCTCGGCGACCTGCTGGGCGAGCGCCTGGCGCGGATCGCCAACAGCCAGCTGACCGTCGGCACCGGATCGAGCGCGCCGAACGGCATCGTCACCGCCTCCAGCCTGGGCAAGACCACGGCCTCGGCCACGGCCATCGCCGCCGACGAGCTGATCGACCTGGTCCATTCGGTCGACCCGGCCTATCGCGCCTCGCCCAAGACGCGGTTCATGTTCAACGACAGCACCCTGAAGGCCATCCGCAAGCTGAAGGACGGCCAGGGCAACTATCTCTGGCAGATGGGCGACGTCGCCAAGGGCGTCCCCGGTTCGCTGCTGGGCTACAACTACAGCGTCAACCAGGCCATGGCCTCGATCCCGGGCAGCGCCAGCGCCTCGAAGGTGGCCATCTTCGGCGACTTCTCGAAGTACTACGTGCGCAAGGTCGGCTCGCCGGTCATCGGCGTGCTGCGCGAGCGCTTCTGGCCGGACGTCGGCATCGCCGGCCTGATCCGCTTCGACGGCGAGCTGGGCGTCGCGGGCGCCGTCAAGCACCTGATCACCGCCGCGTCGTAGCCCCTGACGACGCACTGATGGGACGGGGAGGCCGCGCGCCTCCCCGTTTTCCCGGCGGCGTCGCCGTCGACGCCTCTCGGAAAGCGGAGGTTCCCATGAAGGTCAAGATGCTGGTCGCTCTCGCGGGCGGCCATTACAGCCTGTCGCCCGGCGACGTGCACGAGTGCTCCGAGGACGAGGCCCAGCGGCTGATCGCGGAAGGCTATGCCGAACCCGCGCCGAAGGGCGCGAGGGCGACCCAGGTTTCGCCGGCGGTCGAACAGGCTGTCGAGGCGATCGCGGAGACGCCGGAAAGCGCGGTCGCCGCGGTCGAGACCGCCGTCCAGGATCCGGCCAAGGAAACCGCCTGATGTGGCGGCCCGTCGTCCGGACGGCCCCGGTCGCCGGGCCGCTCGTCACCTTCGAGGCCGCGGCCGATGAGCTTCGGCTCGACGCTGGAGACGAGGCGGACCACCAGTCCCGCGTCGAACGCTACATCGCTGGAGCCGAGGCGCACGTCGGCCAGGTCACAGGCTTGCAGCTGGCGGAGCAGGCCGTCGAGCTGAGGGCCACGGAATGGTCCGATCTTGACGCCCTTCCGATCGCGCCGATCAGCGCCGTCGCGGGCGTCGTGTACGTCGACGCCGATGGCGTGGTCCGGACGCTGAATCCAGCCGCCTATGCCGCGCGCCTGGAGGGGCTGTCGCCCGCCATCGTCCTGGCGCCGGGCCTGACGTCCTGGCCCGCCCGTAGGCCTGGAACGCTGATCACGATCGCCGCCACCGCCGGCTTCGGCGGCGACATGGCCGATCTGCCGGGCCCGATCGTCGACGCCGTGCTTCTTCTGGTCCGGGCCAGGAACGACCAGGGCGCCTTTGACGCCGTCGAGGCGACGGTCGAGGCGCTGCTGGCCAACTATCGCATGTTCTCTGCCTGACCGTCGGTCCGGTCGAGGCCCGTCACCCCAACCGCAACCCCAAGGAGTTCGGCCATGAGCGTCGATCTGCGTATCTCCGCGTCCATCACGGGCGGCTATGGCGCGACCCGCGACCTGGCCGACGTGCAACAGAACCTGAAGGTCTCGTCGCTGCTGGAGCTGACGACCGGCACGACGGCCGGCAAGGCCGACCTGGTGTTCGCCGACACCCGCACCCTCGCCGCCTCGGCGAACGAGAACATCGACCTGGCCGGGTCTCTGACCGACGCCTTCGGCGCCACCCTGACCTTCGTCAAGGTGGTGGCGATCTACATCAAGGCCGCCGACGGCAACACCAACAACGTCGTCGTCGGCTGGGCCGCGTCGAACGGCTTCGTGACCCCGTTCGGGGCCGCGACCGACACGGTCAAGGTCGGGCCGGGCGGCACGTTCCTGCTGACCAACGACGCCGGCTTCGCCGTCACGGCCGCGACGGGCGACCTGCTGAAGATCGCCAACGGCGGCTCGGGCACGCCGGTGACCTACGACATCGTCGTCGTCGGCCGCTCGGCCTGATCCTGACGGGGAGGGCGGCGGCGTGGAGTCGGGCGACCTGAACAAGCGCGTCCGGATCCTGCGCCATCGCGCCGACGCGACCAACGCCTTCAATGAGCCGGAGGACACCTGGACGCCGTGCGAAACAGTCTGGGCGGCCAAGAACGATGTGTCGGACGCCGAGCGGGTCAAGGCGCAGGGCGTCGGCGTCGCCCTGACGACCCGCTTCGTGGTTCGGCGCTCGCGCGTCACGGAGACGGTGACCTTTCAGGACCGCCTGTGGTTCCGGACCCAGACATTCGAGATCACCGGCCTGAAGGACGTCGGCCGCGACTTCATCGAGATCTCCGCCGCCTGGCTGCGCGAGGTGAAGGGATGAGAACGACGGTCAAGATGGTTGGCCTCAAGGAGCTCGACGCGGCGCTGGCCGAGTTTCCCAAGGCGACCGCGCGAAACATCGCCATGCGGGCGCTGATGAAGGCCGCCCAGCCGATGGCCGACGCGGCCGAGGCCAAGGCGCCGAAGAAAACCGGCAAGCTGGCGCGCAGCATCAAGGTGACCAAGGAAAAGCCGCCCGGCCACTCGACCAAGGTGGCCTTCGCCGCCGTGATGAAAGCCGGCGGGAGCAAGGTCCAGGCCGCCGCCGCGCAGCGCGCCTACAACCGCGAGAACCCTACCGCCTTCGCCGAGGTCTTCGTCGCGCCGGACCGGCTACCCGAGGCCTGGCCGCAAGAGATCGGCACGGCTCATCACGCGCCTCGCCCCTACATGCGGCCCGCCTTCGAGGAAACCAAGGACGAGAGCCTGGAGATCGTGGCGACCGAGATGCGCGCCGAGATCGACCGCGCCGCCGAGCGGGCGCGTCGCAAGGCCCTGCGCAAGAAAGGCTGATCCATGGAAGAGGCGCTCCTGGCGCTGATCGCTGGCGACGCCGGCGTGAAGAAGCTCGTCGGTGATCGGGCCGTCGCCTGGGGGCAACGCCTGGGCCTGCCGGCCATCGCCCTGCACCTGATCAGCGGCCCGCGTCCGGACATGACCATGGGCGGGCCCTCGGGCCTGGAGGTCTCGCTGGTCCAGGTCGACTGCTGGGCCGCCAAGTTCAGCGACGCGGTCGCGATCGGTCGCGCTGTCCGCGCCGTGGTCTCGGGCTACCGGGCCGGGTCGCTTCGGATCTTCGTCGAGGGCGGCGGGTCCGACTTCGAAATGGGCGACGGCGTCACCGACGCCGGGCAGCCCGGCAACTTCCACCGCATCCGCCTCGACCTGCGGGTCTGGCATCGCAACCCGTAAGGAGGGTCACACATGACGACTGAAGCTGACATCGGCTACGGCGGTTCGGTCGAGGTTTCGACCACGTCGGGCGGCACGCCCTCGTTCAAGCTGGGCGAGGTGACGAACATCACCCCGCCCAATGAGAGCGTCGACGTCATCGACGTCACCCACATGGAAAGCCCGGGGCGCACCCGCGAGTTCATCCAGGGCCTGATCGACCCGGGCGAGTTCTCGTGCGAGGTCAACTGGGTGTCCGGCGGCGCGACCGACGACTTCGTGATCTGGCGGGCGACGCGGGCGTCGTCGATCTGCGGCCCGACGCCGAACGTCCAAAAGCGGGCGACCTTCGCTTGGTCGGACGCGTCCAGCATCTCGAACGACTCGGGTTGGCCGAGGCCCATTCGCCGGGCCAGTGGCGGTTGTCGGAAGATCTGGAGACGCAGTTGCGCGCGCTGGGCATCCGGGGTGACATCATCAAGACGCTGCACGCTACGATGCGCGGGCAGGATCGCGATCCGAACGCCATCGTCATCGAGGGCCGCGAACTCGCCGCGCCTGTGTTCGGCAAGCTGTCCGACCGGGGCCTTCACGACGAACTGAGCGGCCAGGCCTATGTGGTCGTCGATGCGGTCGATGGCCGGATCCACCACTTCAGGTTCGGCGACCTGATCCAGACGGGCGACACCCCGATAGGCGGCCTGGTGGAGGTTCGATCGCGGGCGCTGGACGATGGCTCCGCGCGCTTGGAGTTGATCCATCGATCGGACCTGGATCTGGCTGGCCAGGTCAAGGCATCGGGGGCGACTTGGCTCGATCGGCAGATGGTTGCGCGGGATCCGCAGGTGCTCGCTCAGGCGGGTTTCGGTCTGGAAGCGCGCGCCGCGCTCGATCAACGGCGGGCGCACCTGGAGAAGGTTGGCCTGGCCAACCGGCAGAACGGAACGTTGACGCCGGCGCGCGATCTGATCGGCACCTTGCGCAGACAGGAGTTGGCGCGAGTGGCGGTCAATATCCGGGCCGAGACGGGCGCCACGTTCGTCAAGACCGGGAAGGGCGACATGGTCTCCGGCCTCTACAGCCGACGGCTGGATCTGGTCTCGGACCGCTTCGCGATGATCGAGGACGGTCTGGGGTTTCAGCTGGTGCCGTGGACGCGGTCGCTCGACGTCCAGCTTGGACGAGAGGTGAGGGGAATGATGTCGCCCAGCGGCGGCATCGACTGGTCGCTGGGCAACAAGCGCGGGCTTGGACTCTGAGAGGTGCAAGCAATGAACGGTACGAAAATCCTGTGGGGCCAGATTCTGCTGATCGGGGCCCTGGCGCTGGGCGGGGTTTGGGCCGCCACCCAATGGGTCGCCTGGCAACTGGCCTATCAGCCGGGCCTTGGACCACCTTGGTTTCGACTCGGCGCCTGGCCGCTCTATCCGCCGCCAGCCTTCTTCTTCTGGTGGTTTGTCTATGACGCCTACGCGCCGTCGGTATTCGTGCGCGGCGCATTCATCGCTGCCTCAGGCGCCATGATCGGCGTTGCCGTGGCGATTGTCATGTCGGTCTGGCGCGCCCGGGAGGCCAAGAAGGTGACGACCTATGGATCGGCTCGATGGGCGGAGACTGCGGACATTAAGGCCGCCGGTCTGCTCGGCGACGACGGCGTCATGCTGGGACGGCACGGCGACCATTACCTCCGCCACAGTGGACCTGAGCACGTCCTATGCTTTGCGCCCACGCGGAGCGGCAAAGGAGTGGGCCTCGTCGTGCCTAGCCTCCTGGTCTGGCCGGGCTCTGCGGTGATCCACGACATCAAGGGCGAGAACTGGACGTTGACCGCCGGAGCGCGCGCCAAGTTCGGCCATGTCCTGCGGTTCGATCCCACCGACGTCTCTAGCAGCGCCTACAACCCCCTGCTGGAAGTGCGGCGCGGGCCGACCGAGGTCCGCGACGTGCAGAATATCGCCGACATATTGGTCGACCCAGAAGGTGCGCTCGAGCGCCGAAATCACTGGGAGAAAACCTCCCACAGCCTGCTCGTCGGCGTGATCCTGCACGTCCTCTACGCCGAACCTGACAAGACGCTAGCCGGGGTGGCCAACTTCCTGGCCGATCCGTCCCGGCCGATCGAGACCACCCTGCGTGGGATGATGACGACGCGCCATCTCGGCGACAGCGTTCATCCCGTCGTGGCCAGCGCCGCGCGCGAGTTGTTGAACAAGAGCGACAATGAGCGCAGCGGTGTGCTCTCGACCGCGATGAGCTTCCTGGGGCTCTACCGTGATCCCGTCGTTGCCGAGGTCACCTCGCGCTGCGACTGGCGCATCGCCGACCTGGTGGAGTCTGACAAGCCGGTCAGCCTCTATCTGGTCGTCCCGCCGTCCGACATCAGCCGCACCAAGCCGCTGATCCGGTTGGTGCTTAACCAGATCGGTCGGCGATTGACCGAGGGGCTAGAGGCCTCGCGCAACCGTCGCCCGCTGCTGCTGATGCTTGACGAGTTTCCCGCGCTGGGCCGGCTGGACTTCTTCGAGGCTGCCTTAGCGTTCATGGCCGGGTACAGGATCAAGGCCTTCCTGATCGCGCAAAGTTTGAACCAGATTGAGCGCGCATACGGGCCCAACCATTCGATCTTGGACAATTGTCACGTCCGCGTGGCGTTCGCGACCAACGACGAGCGCACCGCGCGCCGGATCAGCGACACTTTGGGCACCGCGACGGAGATGCGGGCGATGGCCAACTATGCGGGCCATCGGCTGTCTCCCTGGCTTGGACATCTCATGGTCTCACGCCAGGAAACCGCGCGTCCGTTGCTCACGCCCGGCGAGGTCATGCAGCTACCGGCGCACGAAGCCGTCGTCCTGGTGGCCGGCGCGCCGCCGATCCGCGCGACCAAGATCCGCTACTACGCCGATCCACGTCTCGCTGGCCGGGTCTGTGCGCTGGACACCGCAGTGGGCGTCCCGAGCGGGAACGTTGCCGCCGATTGGAGCGGACCCGTCTCGGCGATGGACACGACCACAGCGGGGCGCTCGACGGTGCAAGACGAGGGCGGGCTGAAGCGAGAACCTGACTTGGATAGTCCCGAAGGCCCGCCGCCGCAGGACCGCGATGATGACGTCGATCTGAAAGTGGATCAGGAAGGTGACGCCGGCGATGTCGTCCGTCGAGGACAGAGCAGCCAGCGCGAAGGGGCAGGAGCGTTACGCGGCGTTCATCGACCTGCTGTCGCGACGGATCGCAGAGGGACGGCTGCTACGCGGGGAAGTTTTGAACGACGTCGCCGGCAGAGGCGATCAATCATGACTCTTCGCTGACCTTCGGAAAGTCCGCTTGCTGCAGGCCGGGACGAGGCGCGCAGAAGGTCCTGGGGCTGGTTCTGCACAGCCGCATATCAATCTGGCCAGAAATTACTGGCCCGCCGGGCGTCCTGGTTTAGCTTGCGGGTCATGGGGCTGCGATTTTCCGATGACGGGCCTGAGTTCCCGGTGGCGCTGGTCGACGCAGTGCTTGAGGGCAAGGCGATCTTTCTGTGCGGCGCTGGTGTCAGCGCGCCGCAACTGCCTGGCTTCGCCGATTTGGTGGATCGCGTTTACCTCAAGCTGGGTATGGAGCCGACGGCAGCCGAAGCGGCGGCGATGAAGGCCGGCCGGTTCGAGGAGGCGTTGGGCTCGGTCGCGCGCCAGCTCTCGGATCGCTCGCGGATGCATACGGTGGTCCGCCGGTTGCTGACCCTAAAAAGCGCGGACCTGACCAACCACAAGATCCTGCTTCGGCTTTCGAGGGGGCTCGACAACCGCATCGCCCTGGTGACCACCAACTTCGACACCTTGTTCGAGCGGGCCATCGAAGACATCGAAGGTCTGGGGCGCGCCAAGATCAACAGCCTGGCCGGCCAGGCCTTGGCGCCGCCAGGCTCGGAGGA